AATGAACATTAGTGCTAAATTGAAAGTAAGTACTTCTAAATCCGCCACTTCGCCAAGCTGCAAAACGTTATCTTCCAGCTTCGTGATAGCGGTTAAAGTAACTCTGGATTTTCAAAAATGTTTCCGATTACTTCGTAAAATTCTGAATAAATCTCTTGTGTGCTTGGAATTTGACTTGTGTAATTATTTTTTATATTTCTAGTAGTATAGAAAACACCGTTATCTACAACTTCGTAGAAATCTTTGTATTTAGATTTTGTATCACCAGTTGAAAGTTCAATCATAAAACCTTCGCTTTTCAATATATCTCCATTGTACATTTCTTTACCATTTTTATCATAAAAACCAGTAAATAAAACCATTACATTATTTAAAACTTGGTCTTGATATTCAAATATTTTATCTATTGTTACAGGTTCAGTCATAAACTTTGAACTTTCTATCCAAAAACGGAATTTAAAAAGCCGAGAAGATAACAGTGGTTTTGACTTATTGCCATATTCGGCTTCATTTGATGTTGGTTTTGTATTTGTTTTCATAGTGATAAATTTAAAATTGGTCTTGTATTTTTGGCAACAAGACAAAGCCACAAAACGTTACCAGTAATGCTACCCTAGCAATCGTAAAAAACCTTTTCTAATAGGTTTTTCTTCAATTACAATAGCATTAATAGTTTCTTTTGTTTCGAGAAAACTTAAATCAAATCCTGACCCTACGAACATATCTTCAACAGTTTGAAGCAACCAGTTTTGTACATCTTTATTCATGTCAGAATAATCGACACAATGCAACGCACTCATTGTATTGTAATCAACTTTGTTCGGAATGATTTGAGATATTTTGATACATTTATCAATGTCGCAAATGCTAAAATGTTTTTGAGTGAACATCTTTTTTAAAGCTATTTTCACTACTTGTTTTTGGATTTCGTCCATTATGTTTAATTTTAAAATGTTGATAAATAAAAGCACTACTGGTAACAATCACTACAAGCCAGTTGCCGAAACTCAGCAATCGCATAGGCAACTAGCGTGTAGTTTTAACGTTAGCGGAAACCGTAGTAGAACCGCTTAAATATCATCAATAGAATAATAATTGATTACTCTATATCCATTTGATGGTTTGCCATCAACGGCAATAACTTCGTTTCTTTCAATTGAAACAACTTCTCCGTTATCTTCATCGACAAAATCCTCTAACCACATTCCGAAAGTTGCAATTATAATTTTTGGTTCTTTTTTTGTTCCTAGATTAACTTCTTTTTCAAAGGTTTTTTTATAGCCCTTTAGTCTTAATTTGTATGCTAAATCTATATTTTGATTTAAAAGCAATACAATTTTTTCTTTGTTTTTTTTAATTTTTAATTTTGACATTTTTTTTAAAATTAGTATTGTAAAAACGGCTATCCGCTAACAGCTAGTATATTTCAGCTGTTGCATCAGGCTTAATTAATAATTGGTTTTGTGTCTTTATTTTTGGGTTATTAATTTACAAATTCGGTTTTTCCGAATGTCTGGGTATTTTTTGCCCCAACCGCTCGTGTAGTTGCATTCCGTTAAGAGCAAGTTTAGAGCAACTGCACCCAACCAAAAGAAACTAAATCCTCAACTGAATATTCCAAAAAAGGAACAGCATATCTTTTTGAACGTAAATAATCTGTAATATGCTGAATAGTTCTCGGATCAATTCGGTTCTCAAAATTCAATTTACATTCTTCGAGCCAATATTTAATAAGGGATCTACCTACCAATTCCCTATCATCGTAAACAGTGTTAGGGTATGAGTTTTTAAAATACGCTTCAACTCTTGTATCAGATGCTCGCCAAATTCTTTCGACCTCGATCGAATCTTCTTTTGTATAATTTGACAATGATTTTAATTCTAAAAAATAATTCGACAAACCATTTATTAAAAAAACAGTCGTTGTGTTGATAGTTGGCGAATTTGGATATTTAGTTTCTTTTGCTACTATTTGACCCCAATATTGAGCAAAAAACCTGCTCTTAACCGCCATTTGGCGCAATTGGGTATCGGGATTAACTGAATTTTGGTTTTGTGTTTTCATTTGTTTTTGTTGTTTTTTTGTTCTTCTTCGAAAATCTCATATAACTCTATAACAGGCTTATATTCATAATTTCTCATTGTCAAAACATCTCTAACGTGGGTCTTTGAGCGTGGTTGAATCTTTAACCACGCTAAAAATATATGTCTTACATCTTCTGGAACCATGCCTTTATTTGTGTTTTTGTTTTTAGTTTCATGGGTAATATTCACTAAATATTTCTTTTAGTTTTTTTTCTAATGAGTTAAAATCCGAGGTTTCCAATACATTAGTAAGCCTTAACTCTTCGTTTCTTTCATTTCCGTTGTGAAATGAAATAGTTACGCTTTCCGTTGCGTTTAAATAAGAATTTTTCTCAAACCAAAAATTAAACTGCACGTTTTTTTTCGGGAATTTCAAATGATACGAGATAGAGAAGTTATGGTCTATGTACTTGCTAAGAGTATAGTTGTTCTCTATTACTCCATTCTCTCGACGCTCAGAGGCGTTAGGCAAACTATCCATTAATTTACGAAATCTAGCCTCTGTAAGTGTTTTTGTTTCGTTGTTTTTCATTGTTTGTTTATCGAACAATTGTGTTTTATTTTTTGCATTACTAAAAAACCATTGATTCCGATTCGTATGTCTATTTTTTCATCGTTGTACATCTCTGAAATCAAAGCCTCAAATTCGGCAGGCTGCAAGTTTAGCTTTACTTGCAAATCAACAAATCTAATTCCGCAACTCCCACCGCTAGAGATGTGATTTTTTTTTACTAAATCTAGTATTTGTGATTTCATCAATAGAAAATATTTGTGATTCAATTCCGATTAGTATCTTGCTTATAGATTTTATTTTCTAAATGATTTTCCTTTGAATTCTATAATGTTGAACATTTCAAATAGCCTGTCATAAACTCGTCCTTCGTACTTATCCTCGAATTCGTCGAGCGCTGCATTCAAGTCATCTGGGAAGTCTTTTTTAAAATTGCAGGTAACATAAGTTTTAGATTTTCGATTATATCGTTCTTCAATAATTTCCTTGAAAATATTAACCTTTCCAAAATTTGAAGCAATACGCTCCGTTTTCAAATCATCAAAATACCGAGTACCACGCCACATTATTTTTTCAAACTTATCTCTATCAACATCCGATGAACATTTTTCAAACATCGTAACTACTTCATTTGCTGAATATCCTTTAAAACCAACCCCAACAATTCCTTTGAATATATTTTCAAAAACTTTCATTATCGATGTTTTGCCGTTTCCAAAATTTCCAATAATCAAAAGCCCTTTATCAAAATTTGGAACTGAAAGTTCTTTTTTCAGATTATCGCATTCAAAAAATCGTTCATCTTTAGAAAAATAATAAATGATTGGCTCAAGGTTTTTAATGGTAAATTCTGTTATTTCAAAAGGTTTATTGTTTGTAATTTGAAAATTTGATTTAAACAAAACCCATAATTCTTTTGCAGATATTGAAAATGCTTTTTTTTCAATTGGAACTAAAAGACCTTGCAGATATTTTTTTGTTTTTTCAATTTGCTCTGGAGTTGCAGTTCGATTTCTATTTTCATATTCTTCAATCTGCTTTTTTTGTTGGTCTGACAAATCTTCATATTTAAAACTTTTTAAATGCTCATACTTGTTTCGACCTATTACTGAATTTTCAATTTTACCTATTTCGGTTTTGTCCAGAAATTCCTGGCCCTGAATTTGGATTTCCATTTTCTGGTTTTTTAAAATTTTTATCGTTTTTTGCCCAAGTTTCTAATCTCCGCCCTACGTCCCAAGTTTTTTGAAGTTCACGCCTAAATTTTGAATTTGAAACATTTTGCTCAGTCCAGTATTTATAAAATTCATTTAATAAATCTTTACCGTAAGTTTTTAAAAATGGTTCGAGAGTGTGCGAAAATTTTAATTTTCGACTATCTATACTCTCTATTTCTTTTTTATATACTTTACTTTCCTTTACTTTACTTTCCTTTACTTTACTTTGTGTAGTTTCTGTCACAGAAACTAGGCTTTTTTGTACTTTTTCTTCTTTTTTGTCAGTTTCTGTCGCAAACTGCGACAGAAACGAGGCTTTTGCCTTGTTTCTCTTGTCTAAAACTGGTTGCAATCGTTTTTTTAATCCATTCGAAAAAAACACGTTTTCAGTCTTATTTAGCAGACCAATTTTCACACAATAATTTAAAATATCAATTAAAAATTCTGTCTCAATATCAAAATCGCCCGACATAATTTCATACTCCAAATCTGTCATTTCAACTTCAAAAAAACGACAATCAGTCAGGTACTCTAAGAACATGTTGTAAACAGAATAACCTTCTTTAAACTTTTTTCTCAATGCTTTTATTTTTGGATCATTCCGCATATTTGCGTCATGCGAAAAATATTCTGCATTTTCTCTCTTAGGTCTAGCCATTATGCTTTACTTTATTTTTATTACTCGGATTAAACCGATTATTGGCTATTTTATGTGCCTTTTCGTGGCAATCTTCACACAAAGTAACCAACCAACCCAAATGCTCTAATTCGCACCCTACAATCGATTTTCCGTTCACATAGTAAGTGATGTGATGTGTTTCTAATCGAATGATTGAACCGCAGTCTGCACACTTGAAATCATCTCTCAATCTTACTTTTGCTTTAACTTCGTCCCAATACGGATTAGATTTTAAAGACTTTCTGTAATTGGTTGGTCTGCCTTTTTTTGTTTGAAGTCTTGACACTATTGCTGACTTATCTTTTTTGTGCTATTTTTCAATTCCTCAAAATACACTTTGTTTTTTTCGCTAGAATTAAACAAGTCACTTACTTGATGGTCTGGAATAGCTGTTATTTTGGCAAGTTTCAACTCCATATTGACGTAAGTGTAGTAGTAGTAATGTCCTTTCATCGCTATTTGGTAAGTTACTGCAGGGTCTAGATTAATTTCAATCACTCCTTTTTTTACCTCCTTTGAAAGGACTTCTATTTTGTGAAAACAAGCGTTTACGGTTTCCTTAGCTCTCTTCTCAGCTTCTTTAGCTATTTCAGTTTCTGCGACTCTTTCTGCTAGTTGATTTTGATACACTGGTAGCACCTCTTCCAGCTCTACCATGTAGTCATTTCTGATGTGGTTTTTCTCGTAATCATCTAGCAATCTGTTAGTCTCCACTTGCTCGTGCATTGATATGAAGTTCTCTGAGATGAATAGTTGCGCTTCTTCTTGCGTTTCAAATATTCCAAGACTTGTTGGAACCTCATTTGTTTGTGTTGTAAATTCAATTACTTCTGGTTGATAATTTTGTACTATTTCCATTATATTATATTTGTTTTTTGTTTGAATTGAGTGTTTAATCCGTCTTTTTTTTGATGGCATTTTCTGCATAAAATAGTGATATTCCCAACATTCCAGCATTGCTCTGTTTTCCCTTCTTCTTTTGCTTTTTTTACCGAAATATCATGTGAGCAATCTAAATGTATTCCTGAACTTGCGCCACATTGCTCACACATTACGAAGCTAAAATCATCAATCATTTTTTGTAATTTCTTTGCTTTAGCTTGCTTTATCTTGGCTTCTATCTGTGGTTGCGTAAACCGTTCTCCTGTGCTAGTTTGGTAAGTGTTTGCCATTATATATTTAGTTTTTTCTGTTGCATTTCTGCTTTCATGTCAATTAAATTTTACGTCAATCTTTTTTTCAGGAAGAGGAATGTTGTATTGAAACATACTATAAGCTAACTGGCGACAAGATTCATGATATTCCTCCTGGTTGAAAGTTGAGTTCTCAGTAGTTGATTTTGGCTTCCTCAGTACTTCATTTGTTATCGGGTTCAAGGCAACTTCTCCAGTTTCAGTGTCTACTACTTCTTTGAAATTAAGGTTTGATTTAAGAAACTCGTGAACCTCATTAGGCTGGTATATTTCACCCCACTCTTCTCGTAATATGTTCTTCCAGTGCTCTACTATGCACGCCCAGTAATAGCTGTTTTGCTCGTTACTTCTTTTCTTGTAATATCGCTCAAGTGTTACCGTTATTCTTTTGCCCTCATAGCCCTCAATAGCTTGTTTAATCTCATTTCTGTTTTCGATGAATTTACCATTTTTTACTTCGGTTTTAATTGCTATTCTGCGAGGTGTTGCCATTATTCAAAGTCTTTTAACCGTTCTTTTTTAAGTCTTATTGCTTCCGTTAATCGTTTTTCAAGCTTGGCAATATCTGCCTCATTTCTTTCTATTTTAAGCACAAAAAGTCGCTTGTCTTCATTTTTAAATCGTGGATCGTAGCTAACAAAAAACCAACTTTTGCGACCAGTAACATACATCGAGCCTTGAATTTGCCAATAGTACTTCGTACACTCTTTTTTGAAGCTCTCGACCGTAAGAGTTTCTAAATAGCCTAAATGGGTCTTACTATCAGGACACTTGGTCTCAATTCCTTGGTCATTACCTATTAATCCATCAGGCGTACATCCTATGTGTTCGCCTAGTTTTATGAATTTTTGATTATCACCAAAATCATAAACCACAACATCATGAGTTATCATGAATTTTTCAACTGCTTCAATTTCGGTGTCTGACCCCCATTCTACGGATGCTGTTGTCAACTGCTTCTTTTCGCCTGTTGTTACAATTTCTAGCACCTTTTCGGTTACATAAGTAATAGCTCCACTTGGGAACACCTCTTTATCCTCATAACCCATCAATCGCACAAATTCAGAAGCTGTAAAATTTCCTTTTCTTTGATTTAACCAAGATTCGTTTTTGTCGAACTCCTTTTCTAAAACAACTGCCTGAGATAAGTCAGGCAGTTCTACATTTAAGGCTCCCATTATTGGATAAACAAGGGTTTGATAGACCAACGGTCTGATTTGTTTGCGTTCGTTGAGTTTTTTTCTTTTCCTAAAAACTCAATTTTTAAAGGAGAACCTTGCTGAACTTTTCCTTGCGAAACAGCATCTTCAATTGAAGCAACTAATCTCTTTGATCCGTTACGGATAGTTTTTAAAACTTTGTTTTTTTGCTCTAAAAGAATAACACAAGGCAAGTCTATTGTTTCGCCTGTATTGACATCTGTGTAGGTGCTTAACTTTATTTCTTGAAAAAAACAAAGCTTACTCTCTCCTGGTGTTTCAGGAGTCCAATACTCGCTGGATAAGTCCATTGGTAAGACTTTAGCATCTTCAAGGTTTGGAAGCTCTTTTGACAAATCAAAAGATTGAGCTAAACTTCTTTCTGTGTTTTCTGTGGTTGCTGTGGTTGCTAATTCTGTACTCATAATTTCTAATTTTTAAAATGTTACTGGTTACTTAATAAGTGTTATTAACTGTTTTTTGAACTCCGCTACCATTTCATCAATGGTTATTTCATTGTTTTTAATTGCTTCATTAATTTCCTCGATGTTTAGGTTAGCAATAGCATCAATGATTATTCTTATAGCTTTACTTTCTTTGTCTTCAATAGGAGTAGTAGGCGTAGAAGCAGGAACTGGAGCAGGAACTGGAGCAGGAACTGGAGTAGGAGTAGGCTCCGATTTAGCTACTGTTTTTTCTTCAATAGCTTTTTCTTTTTCAATTAAAACCTCCGTTTTTTCTTCAATTATCGCTTCTTTTTCTTCAATAGCTTTTTGCTTGCCGTCCAACTCTTCCTGTCTTTTTTTGTTGGCATCATCTATAACTTTCTGGTCCGCAATTCTTTTTTCCTCAACAGCTTTATCAGCTTTTGCTTTGGCTAATTTTTCTGCTTCAAAATCCGCTTTAGCTTTTGCCAGATTTTCTGCTTCAATACGCTGGTTTTCCTTTTCTGTAACAACTTTTATCTTATCCTCAAGTTGTTGTTTTAAGATTTGAACTTTAGACGCAAATTGAAGCTCAAACTCTTCAAATTCTGAAACATCAGTTTTGTATAGATTATTTTCAAAATCATTTTTTAAATCTTCAATCCTGGTAAAATTTAGATTGTCAATTTTTGATTTTGCCGTTTGGCAAATTGATTCAATGTTTTTTTCAATTGCATCTTTTCGTTCCCTTTCTGCTTTCTCTTTTGCAACACGTTCAGCTTCTTTTACAGCTTCATAGCGTTTAACTTCTTCCTGCTGCTTCTCCTCGTGGGGTAGAGTGATGTTTACAAGTTCTAAACTGAATTTACCCGCTTTAGTTCTTACATCTTTTAATTTTGAAGCTATTAACTTGTCCTGCTTCTCGATTGTAGTTCTAGCACTTACAAGGGTTGTTCTTGCTTTTTTTGCTTCTTCATAGGTCTTGTTATCTATGATTTCGATAAAAGGATTATCAAGAACTATTGTTTCTTGTTTTTCTTTCCAGCCCTGTAATTCTGGCAACGTTGAAACTTCGATCGTTTCTAAATTAAATTGATTTTCTGCGCTCATTTTATTAAGATTTAATTGTTAAAAAAAGATATAATCACTCCTGTTATGAAGTAAGCTATGATTACCACTAGCCCTACTACTATTATTCTGTCAGATTTAGATTGCTTGTAAAACCATCTTATTGCTTCCATTTGTTTTGATTTTGGTTATTAATTTTATCGTCCCTTTTTCAGAATAATCTTTGTTTTGAATAGGCTTGTCAAATACGGGGTCATTAACCATTGCTTTAACTCTTCGCTGAAATGCTTGGTTTAGTATCATTTAATAAAAGTATTTTGGGTTAACACCGTAGTGGTCGTACAAGTCTAGTATTTCTTCTTCTTCATTATCGATAGTAGGCTGGAACGATAATAAGCTACCATTTAGCTTGCTAAACATCGCTTTGATTTGGTAGCGACTTGCAGTCACAGGAAACCAAAAACCATCTTTGCAAATCGAAAATTCCTCTAAATGGTTCTTACCTTTTTCATCTTGATAGAAGTCTAGGATGACTTCTTTATCCTCGTATTTGTACCCAAATGATAAATCGGTTATCACTTCTAGTTTTGCATTTTTCAAAAGGTTATCAAAAATTGCGTTTTCGGAATAATTTATTATATTTGCCATCTATTTAATAGTTTAAGAGTTACTATCTCTTATTAATATTTGTTTAAAACCTCTGGTCTGCGCTGGGGGTTTTTTTTATTTCTGTAAATGTTTAGGTCTCTTGTACTTGCTATTCGCATTTAACAATTCCGAATAATTATTTACCCTTTCTTTTTTCGTAGGCTCTTTCTTAACGGCTTTGCGCTCATTTGCATTACCGTCAAGACTTAAACCCAAGCGATTTAGAATCTCATTCGCTTTCTTTAAATGTTCCCTCAAACATTTTATTTCTTTTTCTGAAACCTCCATTTTTTTAAGTATTAGGGAGTGATTTTTTTTTCAATTGTGGCTCAATAATATCTTCAATAGTTAAACCTGTTAACTCCATAATAAGATTCATACAGAGCCTACTATCTGTAATCTTATTGTTTTCCGATTCAATCCAACGCTTAATAGTAGGGTAGGACTTATCCGTAGCAATAATTAAAGCCCCAATAACTCTGTTCGTTTTAATTTCTTTTAGTGCTTTTTGTGATAGTTTCATTTTAATTGTATATTTTTGTTCTTATTATTGTTATGCAAAGATATACAACTTTTTTACAACAACAAATATTTTTACATCTTTTTTACATCTTTTTTACGATTTTTTAGAAAAAAAATTAATAAAAATATACAAATGACTGAAATTAAAAGAAATAGGAATAATGGTAAATTAATAAAGGCAGTTAATTCTTTACATCTAGAATTTCCAATTGCGGAAATATCTGAACGCCTAAAAGTTGATAAAGGAAATTTATCATCTTATTTGAACAACAAAAAATCAGTTTCAAGTAAGTTTTTAGAAAAATTCTCAAAAGCATACAATATTGATTTGTCTGAATTTGAAGATGATAATGACGTTTTAAAAAAAAATCCAGAAAGGAGTAAAATAGAAGATCAGCAAGAACTAGATAGTTTAAAAAAATTAATCGCATTTAAAGATTCTCAAATAGCATTTTACGAAAAACAAATAGCGTTTTACGAAGCAAATTGTACTTGCGTAAAAAAACAACAAACAGCATAAAATGAAAGTTATTTATATCAAATAAATTAAAAATGGAATTATGAAAAAAATATTATTAGGATTAGCATTAATGACTTTAACGTCCTGTTCAAATGAAAGCAAAATGAAGTCTGGAATTAAAGATTATTTAGATAAAAATGCAAAAGACCCAAAAAGCTATGAGCTTGTAGAACTTACAAATGTAGAGTCTTTAATATTAGGTGATGTGGCAAAAAAAGTTGTATCTGAGTATAATATGAAAATTCAAGACGATAAAAAAGGCTTGGAAGTTTCTAAAAATAATCTGAAAGAAGCTTTAAAATTTAAAGATAAATATAAAGATAACGTTTTTGATGAAGATATTGCAAGCACAAAAAATATTATTAAAGAAGCAGAACTTGGAATTTTATCGAATAATAAAGAAATTGAAAGGTATAGCAAAGTGATTAATTCAAAAAATGTTATTGGATATAAAGCCCATCACAAGTATCGATTAAAAAATGGTTTTGGGGCTTTAGATTTAACGGAAAACGATGTGTTATTTGACGAAGATTACAAAATTATAAATTTTGATGCTAGAGATGATATAGGGGAGTTTTTATTAAGGCAAGCAACTAAATAACATGTATCAATCGGATATTAAAATAGTCGAATTAATTCAAATCCTTAAATCGTCAGGCAAGATTAATTTTGACTATGAATTTTGCGACAAAATTGGTTTTTTAAAACAAAACTTATTGAGGGTAAGAAAAGGACTAGCGCACTTTACCGCTAAACATATTGAGATGATTTGTAAAGTCTACTTCGTTAATGCTAATTGGATTTTCGGCATTGAAAATCAAATATTCACGAAAATAAAAAGTAACCAAAAAAGTAACCAAATGCTAAATCTTCAATAATTATAAAACGCTTGTAAAGCGTTATAAATCAATAATTTGCGGTTTTGAAAAAGATAAAAAGAGTTTCCCTCTTTCTCCGCAGAATTTAAACCCTAACGATTGATTATCAATTAGTTAGGGTTTTCTATTTTATAAATCTGTACGATTTTTGTATTGCTGGATAAATGTTTAGGTTTTCTAAATACCCTTGAATTTGTTGAAAGTAGATAAATTTTAAAGTTTTTGGACAGTTTCTAATTAAAAATATGATGCTTTGATACAATCATCAAAATAATAATTTTCGCTATTCACAACTACACATTTTTTCTTACTGCTGGTAATTGAAAATAAAACACAATTTTTAAAATTTTCAGATTCAATCTTTTTGCTAATTTTTAAATTTAGCTTTTCTATTAAATCGGGATATTTATCAGATTCTATAAAATAGAAAATATCAGCAAGAAAATCACAGTTGTAAGCCAATAAGGTTTTCTGAACTTCAAAGCCAAATATAGTAATTTTATTATTTCCGATATATTGGTACACTTCATATCTCAAATGGTTTTCAAAAATAGTTTCTACCCAATCTAAATCAAATTCGTGTTTTTCGTATTGTTCTCCTATTTTAAATTTTATTTTTTTACTCAGGGGTTCTTTTAAACAACAAAACCACCGTTTGAGGTGGCTTGTCTGCTTTCGTGGTTTATCATCTAATCTTTTATACATCTTACTGAAAAACCATATTCTTTGTAATAATAACGATTTAGAAAGTAAGCATAGTTATAAGTTAATTGATAATTTGAAGCTTCCGAAGTATATGTAGCTGGTTGTTTAGAACTCCACCAGTAGCATTCCTTTCCTATATTTTCAAAACCACCAACATTTACTCTATATCCACTTGGTAAACCTGTAAAATTACTTTCGTTTGTAGCTCCAGCATTTGGACTTAACCAATGAGCTGTTCCAGATTCTTTTAATTTTCCACCACTTAAACTCGTGGTTTCTAAAAAAGCATTTAATAGATTCCATTCATCATTATTTGGAATATGCCAACCTTGTGGAGCTAATCCTCTTGAATCATTTACTGCATACCAATTATATAACTTGCCATATACTAATCCATAAGAAGATTGATTTGTATAATAGCACCAAGCACCAGTAGTAAGATTTGACCATTGGTTAGGGTCTTGAACTTGAGGGATAATATCACCATTTCTGTATTTTGAAACATTCAAATTCTCTTTCATCCAAACTTGATTCCCAATAGTAATTGTGTTGTAAGTGTTTCCATCTACATCAGAAATTGTTGTAGTAATTGGAGAGGGTTGAATTTGATTAGAATTATCATCACTTTTTGAACAAGAGGTTGCAAGCATTGCAATTATTGCAATCGTTGCAACTAAAAATAATTTTATTTTTTTCATTTTGGTTTAAATTTATTAAGTTTATTGTTTGTTTTTCAGTTATTTACAATGTATTCTAATCTTTTATTGGATAAAATTTAGAACATAATTAGATTGATAGTAGTTTAAATAAAAATGGGTTTTGTTTTTATCAATAATTGTTGGTCTATTGGTTATTTTTTCTAATCGTTTAGACATATCTTGATGTAATTTTTTGTATTTTTTTTCTAAAAACTCTTCATTTTCCGAAATTGTTTCTGGAATTTCAATCATTGAAGCATCAGGATGAGCTTTTTCAATTCCAAACATAATAATCTCAATTTTGCTTTCATTTTGAATGATAATCATTCTGTAAAATGGGAATGTGAAATTTTCAAAATCTGTTTTTCCTTCCCCTTTAATTAGATAATTAACACTACAAATAGGATTGTTTTTTAGAATATTTAATATATCTATTTCATTGTCAATCAATCCTAAATAAAGCTCTTTTATGTTTTTTAAATGAGCAATTGGTTTAATAGAATTGCAAGGATTGTTTTCAATGTTTAGACATTCTAAATCAATATGATTGTATAATGCCTCAATGTTGGTTATTTTATTATCGTGTGCAATAATTTTTTTCAGTTTGGTATTGTTTCTCAATGATTCTAAATTGGTTTCATTGTAACAGCTTATATTGATTTCTTCTAAATTGACACAATATTTTAAAATAGATAAATCGATTTCATCATTTGAAAGTTGTGTCCATAAAAAAGTAATTTTCTCGTAATCTGATGCAGAAAAAATCTCTTTGGGTTGTAATTTGTACTCTAAAATCTCTTGAACATTATAGATATTTGGATTACAAAAAACATCGTTTCTTGCTTTTTTACAAGTTTCATAAATTTCTTCTTTTGAGATTCCATTTTCTGCCCAGTACAAATGGTTTTGAATCATATACTTTGTGTTTTTTTCCATATATTTGGCTTTTTATTAATTTTGTTTATATCGTACTTAAAAAGACAAAAACACCTTTATTTCTTGATTGATTTTGAGAATTTATAGTATGGTTTATTTCTAACTTTGGTAGTCTAAACTATTAATGAATAATTTTTTGTTGAAGTAAAAATTTCTTCCTCCTTCACTTATCATTTCGTGAGAAGAGTTGTCATAATATTCAATTTCAACTTGGTCTATAAATTGTAATGTTTCTTTATTGAAAATGGTACATATTTTAGCCCCTTAATAAATCGGAGTGATATTTTAAATTTCAAATAGTACATTTGAGATATGAAATACA